CTGTTCCGGATAGTGCAGAAACCTATACGTTGTTTTATTACAGAATAGCAAGAATAGAAGACGTAGGTGCTCCAGCATCTAATACTTTAGATTTACCTGCTAGATTCTTGCCATGTGCAACTGCGGGTCTTGCTTATTACCTATCCATTAAACACGCTGAACAACCTGAAAGAGTTATGGCACTAAAAGCTTTATATGAAGAACAATGGCAGTTTGCAGCAGCAGAGGATAGAGAAAAAGCATCTGTAAGATTTGTTCCGTTTATTGGAAGAAACTAATGTCTAATTTTGCTTCAGGTAAAAAAGCAATAGCTTATTGTGATCGTTGTAGTTTTGAATATCCTTATAACGATTTAAGGTTTGAAATATTTAATCAAAAAAGAACAGGCTATAGAGTTTGTGATGAATGTTTAGATGTAGATCAACCACAATTACAATTAGGCAAATATGCTACAGATGATCCTCAAGCCTTACTAAACCCAAGACCGGACAGAGGATTAACAGAAAGCCGTAGGTTTTCAGCATTTGATCCTATAGGTGGAGGTGTTACAGAGTTTGGTTCATCTACTTTAGGTTTAGATATGTTTGGTAAGATAGGAACATTAACAGTAACTACGAGTTAATTATGACATACGCAGAATTAAAATCATCAATACAAGATTACTTACAAAATACAGAAACAACTTTTGTTGCTGATTTACCTACAATAATCCAACAAGCTGAAGAAAGAATATTAAAGTTAGTTCGTCTACCTGTTTTTAGAAAAAACGTACAAGGCAATCTAACCACAGGAAATCAATATTTAGGAACTCCTAGTGATTTTATGGACACTTTCTCAATAGCAACTATAACTTCAGATACTTATAATTATTTAATAAGAACTGATGTAAGCTTTATTAGAGAAGCTTATCCAACAACAACTACAACAGGTGCACCAAAACATTATTCACTTTTTGATAATAATACATTTATAGTTGGACCAACTCCGAATGCTGATTACACAGCAGAACTTCATTATTTTTATAAACCTGCATCAATTACAGCAGGTGCAGAAAGTGGTACTACATGGTTAGCAACTAATGCTACTAATGTTTTGTTATATGGATGTCTTGTAGAAGGCTATACCTATATGAAAGGTGAAGCCGATTTAATGAATTTATACAATCAAAGATATCAAGAAGCTTTAGGAAGATTAAAAGTATTAGGTGAAGGTAGAAATACATCTGATACATACAAAGAAGGAACTTTTCAAGTACCAGTAACATAAAACATTAAGGAGCAGATAATGTTAAAAAAACCAATAAAAGACCTTAAAGGTAAAAATATAGCTATTGTAGCTATGGGAGAGAGTCAATTAGATTTTCACATAGCAAGAACACATAGCCAAGAATTTGATGAAGTATGGGCTATAAATGCAATGGCTGGCATTATTCCAAATCCAGATAGAGTATTTGCAATGGACCCAATGACTAGATTCTTTGATACTGAAGATGCAGGCGGTCAAACAGCTTTAATAAGAAAAACATTATCTACAATAGAGTGTCCTGTTTATTCTGTTGAATTAGATGAAAGAACACCATCTGTTGAACTATACCCAATAGAAGCTATTATTAGTGATACAGAGTGTGGGTATTTAAATAACACAGTAGCTTATGCAATAGCTTTTGCATATTGGAATAAAGTTGGCTCTATAAGTATGTTTGGAGCTGATTTTACTTATAAAAAATTAGTTTATTTTGCTGAAATGGGTAGGGCTTGTTGTGAGTTTTGGTTAGCTAAATGTATGGAACAAAAAATAGAAGTATCAATAGCATTGAGGTCTAATTTATTAGATGCTAATGTAGAGATTAAAGATAAATTATATGGTTATCATCGTTTAAATGATCCTGTAGTAAGTTATATTGAAAACAATAAAATGAAAGTTTGTAGATATTCAGAAGTTATAAAACAACAAATGGTACCCTACGGCATATCAGGAAGAGAAGACCCAGAAACTAATTTTAACGACATAGTAGAACCGAACAAACCATAATGAATACAGACCCATTTGAAAGTTCTTTAGGAAACTTAGGTGTTACAACTACAAATAACCGTGGACACACAGTTGAAGAAGTAGCTGCTATGGCAACAGAAAGATTAGTATCTATAAGTAATACAGCACCAGAGCCTATCAAAGCACAAGCTCATTTATTTAAAGATGCTACACAAAAAGTAATTTCATACTATATGAATGAAGCTGTAAAAAATCATATTTGTACTGTATGTAATCAATTAGAACAGCAAGGTCATAAAGACTTAGCTAATATTATAAGGAGACTATAATGGCAATAACACAAGCAATGTGCACAACTTTTAAAAAAGAACTTTTACAAGCAAAGCATAATTTTTCAACAGGGGGCAATACTTTCAAGTTAGCTCTATATACTTCTAGTGCAACTATGTCAGCAGCAACAACTGCGTATACAACCACTAACGAAGCTAGTGGAACTAATTATACGGCTAAAGGCGGAACTTTAACTAAAGTAGAACCAACAAATGCTGGTACTACAGCAATAACAGATTTTGCTGATTTAACTTTTGGAACAGCTACAATTACAGCTAGAGGCTGTATGATCTTTAATGAAACAGCATCAGGTGATCCAGCAGTAGCTGTATTTGACTTTGGTGGAGATAAAACATCAACAGCAGGTTCATTTACTATTACGTTTCCAACTGCTGACGCATCAAACGCTGTTATTAGAATAGCATAGGAGTTTAAGTGGCAACAGGATGGGGTCGCAGTACATGGGGTGATGGACCTTTTGGTGCAACCGCAGTATCTGTTGCTGTAACAGGATTAGCCGGTACAGGAGCACTAGGAAGTGAAACTGTAACAGGAGATGCTAATGTAGCAGAAACAGGTGTAGTAGGAACATCTGCACTAAATTCAGTAGTAGCTGCTGGTTTTGCAATAACAGGTGTATCAGGAACTGCATCAACTGTAGGTCTTGGTGACGAAACAGTAACTTGTGATGCTAATGTTTTTCCTACAAATGTAGTAGGTACAACTGGATTAGGAGCTTTAGGACTTGTTACAGTAAACATACTTTCAATTACTGGATTAGTCGGAACATCTGCATTAGGTACAGAAACAGTACAAGCAGATGCAAATATGTCTGTAGATAGTGTATTAGCTACAGGACAAATATCAAATTTATTAATTTGGGGTTTGGTAGATGATTCACAAACACCAAATTATTCAACAGTATCAACAACACAATCTCCTAATTGGAGAGGAGTTGCATAATGATATATAATTTTATAAGAGGAAAATAAATGGCAAGCTCATATGTAAATGATTTAAGACTCAACGAAATGGCGACAGGTGACGCTAGTGGAAGCTGGGGCACAAATACAAATACCAACCTAAGCTTGATTGGCGAAGCTCTAGGCTTTGGAACAGAAGGCATAACAACCAACGCAGATACACATACATCTACAGTAGCAGATGGAGCTACAGACCCAGTAAGGGCGATGTATGTTAAATATACAGGTACATTAGATTCAGCCTGTACGATTACAATCGCACCTAACACAATCAACAGGATGCAATTCATAGAGAACGGAACAACTGGTTCTCAAAACATAATTATTTCACAAGGTACTGGTGCAAACATAACCATACCTGCTGGTGATACTAAAGCAGTTTACCTAGATGGTGCTGGTAGTGGAGCTGCGGTAGTAGACGCTTTTGCTAGTCTTTCTACAGTAGACCTAAAAGTACAAGACGATTTAACAGTTACAGATGATCTTATAGTTGGTGGTGATATAGACCTAGAAGGTGCTATAGATGTAAATGGCACTACTAACTTAGACGTAGTAGATATAGATGGTGCTGTTGATATGGCTTCTACACTACAAGTAGATGGAGCTATAACAGGTTCAAGCACAATCAATGGTGTAGGTATATCTTCTAATATTACTAATTTTTCTCAAGGTATACTTATCAGTAATGATGCTGGTACAGGTACACTTGATGGTGCTTCTAACAATACAGGATTAGGTTTTGAAGTATTTGATGATTTAACAAGTGGCGATCAAAATACAGGTGTTGGTGTTCAAGCATTAGCCAAAGTTACTACTGGCTCAAACAATAATGCTATTGGTGAAACAGCTTTATTTACTAATACTACAGGTGGTAATAA